ATACCAGGAATCACCGACATTCCGTAAGGAAGTAGACGCGAAGTTCCGGCAATTATTTGGTTAGTCGTGGACGATTACGTTAGGTTAGAGAAAGAACTGGGAATAACCCCGGAGATGGTTGAGTTTGCCGAGCAAGCAAAGACCGTTTCTGTAGCTGAACCCGGTGTATTAATCGGCCCCTCTGACATTGATCGGATGGGTGTTAAGGTATCCCATGCTATTGAGAGCGGTAATCGTGTTGCCACTGTCAAAGAGGGGGAATTTAGGACCATTTATGGCCGTTACTTAAATCACAGTGATACCCCTAATGCTGTCTTTGCCCAAGGGGTGTTTAATACGATTGATGCCGTAGCTATTCGTGATATAAGCGCATGGGATGAGGTGACGGTTGATTACCGGCAAATCCTCACGGCACACGCCAAAAGGAACATGAAAGAGAAAATGCTAAATGTGGTATAATAGACCCCAATCCAGCTAAAAATTGGATACCCATTGCGGACAGCAGTGGCCCAACTTGAAGCGGTACTGAGGCCCTTAACCGGATACCCTTGCCAAAACGAGTTGCTAGACAGGAGTCTAGTTATATATTAACGCAGTATAAGGAAATACAATGTCCGCATCATTAAGCGCAGCAGCGCAGCAGTTATTCGACAGCGAAGTAAAACACGCTTTCCAATCATCAGGTTCACTCCGAGATACCGTTACAGTCCGTAATGGTGTAGTGGCCGACATTTACAAGTTCAGAGCGATGGGCAAAGGTCTTGCCAACCAGAAAGCAACGTCAGCAGATGTTGTGGCAATGGGCGTGGCTCACAGTTTAATTAGCTGTACCTTAGCTAACTGGAACGCACCTGAATACACCGACATTTTCGATTCTGCCGAAATTAACTTTGACGAACGTCAAGAATTGGCACAAACGATTGCCGGAGCATTGGGTCGTAGACTTGATCAGTTAATCCTGGACGCATTAGATGCAGCAACACCAGCCGCTTCAATTGCATCAGCATCTACTGGCTTAACCCTAACCAAAATCATTCAAACAGGCAAAGAGTTAAACGATAAAGGCGTACCATCAGGTGATCGTCATTTCGTGACTTCTGCTGCCGGTATGGAAGATATGTTGAGCGATTCAACCATCACTAGCGCTGATTACAACAATGTTCGCGCATTGATGTCAGGCGATATTGATACTTTCATGGGATTCAAATTCCACACTATTGAGTCACGCACTGAGGGCGGTTTAGACATCGCATCATCTGTTCGTGAGGGTTTTGGTTATCACAAATCAGCAGTCGGCTTGGCGATTGGTTTGGATGCTAAAACAGAAGTGAATTATGTAGCACAGAAAACATCATGGCTCTGTAATGGAATCATGAAAGCTGGTGCAGTTGCGAGAGATGGCAACGGTATCGTATCAGTGAAATGGGCTGAGTAATTAGCTAACCTTTGAGGACCGTCATCGTGGTGACCCTGCTGGCTCCTTCCAACACGGTGATTGGTCCGCTTTAAGGATAATAAATGGCAACAAGTATTTCGATGTGTTCCAACGCTCTGCTCTTGATAGGGCATGGCACGATCTCAAGTTTCACCGAGGGTGGTGCTGGGGCATTAGTTGCTTCAAACCTCTATAATTCCTCGTATGAAAATCTATTGACCTTACACCGATGGCGATTTGCCAGTGGTAAAGTGTCACTCTCCCGGTTGACAGCAACCCCTCTGAACGAGTGGGATTATGCTTATCAAATTCCGGCCAATTATATGCTCATCAATCGCGTCATTCCGCAGTCGGACTACGAGATTTTTGAGGACAAAATATATTCAAACCAACAGACATTGGATTTGGATTATGTTTACAAACCAGCAGAAAGTGAACTCCCGGCTTATTTCGTTAAGTTGGTTGAGTATTATCTTGCCTCACAATTTGCTGTACCTGTCACCGACAATTCGACTAAAGGTCAGTTGTACGATGGGATGTTTCAGAACCAACTCAGACAAGCTAAGTTTGCCGATGCCAGTTCACGGCCACCGGACGCTATAGCCAGTACACCACTCTGGGCAGCGAGGCTTTAGATGCCACGCGCCATAACGCTACAAACTAATTTCAACTCTGGTGAGCTTGATCCGCGCCTAGCTGCTCGGACCGATGTAAAACAGTTCTACCAAGGTGCAGCCATAGCTAAGAATGTGTTGTCTATGCCACAAGGCGGCATTAAACGCAGACCCGGCATGGGCTATAAAGCAACACTAGCGAGTGAAGCACGAATGGCGGCTTTCAGTTTCAACACTGAGCAGACTTACCTGATGGTGTTCACTAACAATCAGATCGAGATATTCAAAGATGGGGTGAGTCAGGCTACAGTCACCACCACCTATACCACAGCACAGCTATTTGAGTTGAATTGGACGCAATCTGCTGACACGATGATTATCGTTCATGAAGATCATCAGCCGGCCAAGTTAGTCCGGGGATCAACACATACCTCATGGACATTAAGTAACATCACTCTAACCAACATCCCTACGCATGACTTTGGTTCGGGTGCGGAAGCGGTTTGGTCCAGTGCTAGAGGTTGGCCTAAGTCGATCACTTTCTTTAGTGGACGGATGTGGCTCGGTGGCTCCAAGAAAAGACCACAATCATTATGGGGCAGTGTCACTAATGACTTTTATAATTTCAATCTAGGTACAGCACTGGATGATGAAAGCATTTATGTCACCCTAGATACTGACCAAGTGAACGCTATCACCGGCATCTTTGCTGGTCGGCACTTACAGATATTCACCACCGGGGGTGAATTCTATATGCCTGATGCGATTATCACCCCTGAGAAATCATCAGTGAAGCGACAATCGTTATTTGGTAGCAGTTCAGTACGGCCTAAATCACTCGATGGCTCAACGCTATTCCTAGACCGCACAGGGAAATCTATTCGTGAGTTTATTTATACTTATACCGAAGATGCATACACCTCAACAAGCACATCGCTGCTTGCTAGTCATTTACTATCGTCACCGGTTGATATGGATGTTTCGAGGGGTACTTCAAAAGATGATGCGAACTATCTCTACCTGGTTAACGACAACGGCACCATGGCAGTATTCAATATGCTCCGTAATCAGGAAGTATCGGGATGGACCCAGTGGGTAACATCGGGGAGCATTGAAGCGGTATGTGTGGTGGTTGATGATGTCTATTTTGTCACTAAGCGCACGATTAACGGCTCGGTTGTCAGATTCTTAGAAATGGTTGATGTCGATAGCTACACCGATGCTAATGAACGCTCAACACCAGGCAGTGCAACAGTCACAGGGCTAGGGCATTTGAATGGTGAAGAATGTCGCGTTAAAGCCGATGGTGCAGTGATGTCTAATGCAACACCTACCTCCGGCAATATCACCTTGTCACGGTCAGCAGCGGCCGTAGAAGTAGGCTTAGATTACGATACGCTCATCAAAACTATGCCATTGAACATGGACTTTCAGAATGGTCCGACTTTAATGCGTAAGAAACGAATCATCCGGGTACAGCTTGATGTGCATGAAACATTAGGTCTGCACATCGATGGCACATTGTTGCCGGATAGAGCGCTGGGCGTTAATGTTTTGAACAACACGCCAACACCATACACCGGATTGAAAGATGTATACAAAATGGGCTGGTCAGAGTTAGCACAGGTTGAAATATCCCAGACTGACCCGGTGCCAATGTTATTACTCGGTGTTTCTTTGGAGATGGAGGCGTAATGCTTTCTGTGATCCGTAACCCATCACGGGCCAAGATTCTCGCACTTGAGAGTGAGATGGCCAAGCATGAGCAAGTCACATTAGACCCAGTGCATTATCTTTCGGGTGGCGTGTATGCACGAGAACTATTAATCCCTAAAGGGGTAGTTGTTACCGGCAAAGTACACAAAGGGGATCACTTGTTTTTTGTGATGTCGGGTGACTTAGAGGTGATGACTGATGACGGTGTGAAACGCATCAAAGCACCAGCCATCTTATCGAGCAAGGCTGGTATTAAGCGAGTGGCTTATGCGTATGAAGATACTATTTGTGTTGCAGTTCATGCGACAGATAAAACAGAGATCGAAGACATAGAGGACGAGTTAGTTGAGCCGGTTAGTCCGCTCACTGGAGTGGCCCATACAAAGAATATAGAGGGTAAATTATGAGTTTTGCTTACATCGCTGTTGCTAGTCTTGTTATTAGTCTAGTGAGTGCTGGAGTTAGTGCTTATTCGGCTCATGAAGCTGGTGAAGCAGCCGAGGCACAGGCTAAAGGACAGCAAGACCAGTTAAATAGGCAAGCTGAACAAGAGGAAATGGCCGCCAAAGAGCGTGAGATTGATAGGCGTAAGCGCTTACTCTCAGCAATGGCTAGTCAAAATGCAGCATCAGCCTCATCAGGCATCAGAGCCTATGAGGGTTCAGCCTTAAATATGCTGCAAACAGACATGGATTCTTATGACTATGATTCCATCATGGATAAGGGCAGCACCGCATCTACAGTTGGTAACTTAAAATCACAAGGCCAATGGGCCATGTACGGTGGAAAGGTGGCTAAGAGAGCCAGTTTATTTAAGGTTGGAGCAATCGGGGTTAAGGCAGTAGGTTCTGCTGTATCTACCTATGGCAGTTATAAATATGCAACAAAAGAACCATAAGTGGAAAATATATAATGGCTGAAAGATACCAAAAAAAGACCGTACTTAATTTTAAGCAAGCGCCTGATTATCAGAGTCGCGCCCATGCTCAAGTGTACAACTCATGGCAACAAGTGGGTCAAGCTGCTGACCAAGTGGGGCAAGTTGCTAGTCAGGTGGGAAAGTTTGCTCTTAAAAACATGGAAGCCAATACCAGGAAAGAGGCCAACATTGCCGGAATGTTAGCCGGCCAAGCTGGTACACCCGAATTGAAGCACGGATGGGGCGCTTACGATGAAACTTATGATAAGGCCGCAATAGCTGCGTATAAAAGCAGTAGTGAAGTAGATATTATCAAGCGCTCTACGGAGTTGCGTGAAGAATACAAGAACGACCCTGATGGCATGGCCAATGCTTACAAGGGATGGACCAAAGGGATGCAAGAAACCCTAGACCCTCAACTATTCCAAGCATGGCAGTCTGTTAGTCAAGCCTACTACAAAAATGACATCGGCAGAGCATTAGCCGGGAAGCAGAAAGCAGACTTTGATGCGAATGTTGCCACAGTTACAGAGGGTATTGATGTTCGTTTAACCGAGATGTTGGATGCTTCTTATCGAGG